GGAAACAACTCTTCAGGGCTGACGTCGTTGCCCGCTCCGCCCTGCTGGAGGCGATCTCATCAAGTTGTTCAGAAGTAAAAGTTCCGCCGGCAGTTCCCTGGCTGCCGTTCCCAGTTCCGGCGTTCCGGCCGCCGTTACCGTTATTACCAGCACCTCCGTCCTCATCGAACAGGTGCAGGTTCATTAGATATCTGAATTTCATAATTCCTCCGTTTTACGGGTGCGTTAACCCCTCAGTGCTTTTTACGCCATCATGGATCGGGCAAAAGAAAAGGATCCTTACGGATCCACATCAAACGTTATGCAGTTATACTGTTCGTTAATGGCCTGAAGGCCAAGATACCAAGTATCAATCAGCAGCTTGCCGGTATCCGACAACTCCTGCCATTCGATAACGGTCATCCCATCGCCGGTATCGGCGCGGATCCGGTTGTCGGTCAGCTCCTGCAGGCCCATGATCAGGGTGCAGGTAAGCGCCGAAACAGCGCTGCATACAATATCCTGACCATTTATGCGATGGCCTGCGTGACCGTCCATCCGGATACCGTTACTGGCGATCCGTACTGTGATCATACCGTTTCCTCCTGTTTTGGCATTAAAAAACCACCACCGCGTAGGTAGTGGTTTTTCAGCTTATTATATAAATGGAACGATGTCCTCAATTCCCTTAATCGTGTTGTATGCCTTTCGCATAAGACGGTTTTCCTGCAAGTATTCAAGCCCCTTTAGCGTTATCCGGATATCCTGGCACTCACAGACTGTATCTCCTACAACAGTCCGCTTTACTGTGACACCTTTTATATATCCGCAGTCGGCCATCATCTCCATGTAATGGTTCCAGCGCTCCTCACTGATCCCGAGTGCTTCATGATCAAACTTCGAAACATCCGCTTTCGGAGCGTCCAGATCCTTCTCCAGCCGGGACAGGATCCAGTAAACTGCTTTGAAGTTATCCATGTCTCTCCCTTCCGTATCTGAGCATAAGAAAAACCACTACCACACTGGTAATGGTTTTAATACTCGGGCCATTCCGTCATTTCCTTGTCTTTTTCAAGGCTTTCTTCAATTATCTTGTCCATCTCTTCATCGGATAGTTCAGGATGAAGAATAACAATATCATGTTCTTGCTCTATAATATCTCTTGCCATGTAATCCCGAACCTCCTTTCCAACTCCTTCATTGCATTCTCAAATCCTATGCTTTTCTCTTTATCATCATATAGCATTCTTGTGTATTTATCAATGATTCTATCAATGGAATTCTCGCTTACGAAGGTAGTTGGAGGTGTATATTTGAACACCCTCAAATCATGAGTAATCACAATGCCAAAGTCATACCCTCTGTAAGCTGCGGCCGCAAAATCTGAACCGGTCGGATAGATATTTGTCGGATGATTATGCATCCCAATAATCCGTCCCCTGTAATCTTTGACAGTCGCCCGTTCCTCAGGAGTCAAGCTCACACTCAGGTCATCTTTCATACCGAGCTTATGTATAATAGAATCACCTGTGTCAAGATCAATAATATCCAGCATCTCAGTGTATGATCCATTATTTCTGGTCAGATTTCCTTGCGCTAAAGATCTGATCCTGTCGTTTATTACGGAACTATCTGTGATCTTTGAGAATTTACTACTGAATTCTCGTGCTGTTATCTTCTCCGGTTCTATATACGGAGTACCAATTGTCACACTGTTCTTCAGCATTTCACGAAGGCTTTCTTTTCTGGCTCTATGCTCTGCAAGCCTTGCAAGCCTTCCGGACTCTCCTGTATCAGAAGGCTTTACCTTTGACAGATCGTTTACTCGGCGGTCCACCTTCAGCCCGTCCTGATAGATCCGCTCCTTCTGCATCGGCAGCTCCATCTTTCTGCTGAAGGCTCTGTATTCCTGCATCGTCTTCCTGAATCTGCACTGTTTCAGTACAATCTCGGAATCTACAGCCTGCTGATCTGCTTCCGGAAGCCCTTTGGCGCCTTCCTCCAGAAGATGAATATCCTCCCTGTACTTCCGTGCCCTGGTCTCAAGCTTCCGCTGCTGCTGCAGGGCTTCGTATGTGGTGTATTCCTTCCCCTGATAGATCCGCGGCGTATTCTCTTCTTCGTGGATCTGATCCAGCTGTTCATCAGTGTATGTCCGCACAGACACGCCAGGGATAAAAGCATTGTAGTCGTGATAACAGTTCCATCCATGCAGGCCGGCGCCAGTGCCAAGACCGCAAACTGAACGCAGCTGCTCCATGGTATAAACTTTCCCCTCCCATACCTGATGAGAAGGGCGGGCACCAATATGCACTGTGACCTCATAGGAGTCCGTTCCCAGGTCTCTGGCGGTCTGCTCGTTGATTTTCCCCTGCACCTGTCGAAAGCCCGTCATGACGGCCCTGCGCGCTGCTACGGGCACCCTGTTATGCCAGCCGGATTCATAATCGATCCATCTGAGTCCTGACCGGGTCATCTCGTTTATCGTGCGGTTCAGAACAGTGTTGTAATCAAAAGCGCCGCTATGGAGATCCATAACGGCACGGTCAAGTGTATCCTGATAATATTGTGATAGTTGGATGGCATTCAGGTTTCCGGAATAACCTTTTGTCACGAACCCCATTGATCCGGTGATCTGCTGCATCTGTTCAGCTGTCTGCTGCTTCACTCCTTCGATCAACTGCTGCAGTTCAACGTTCTCCTCAAACGGGATCTGCTGCCTGCCGTACACCTGGTATCCACGGCCATGACCCATATACTCTTCATATGCTTCTTCAGAGTATATCCTGTCGATCTCTTCGTTCGATGCCCGAAGAAGTTCTTTCACCCATGCTTTGATGTCTTCCTCACTCTGTCCAAGCTGCTGCAGCCTGGTGAACTGCCAGTCCGCCGAAGCTGTAGAGAAAGCGTTCAGCCGGATCCGCCGGACCATATCATCCATGATCCTGACTTCAAGACTCCTGAGCAGGCGCTCCATCCCCTTCGGAATCTTCTCCAGATCGCCCTGTGTCATTCGATCACTTCCTCATCCTCTGCGGCTACCTTGGATTTCGCGACATTTTCATCCTCGTTGTACCACTTCATGCGGTACTCCCAGAGCGGCATGGCGCCCATGGCAACATCCTGTCGGTCTGCACTGCGTTCTGCCTGCTTGTCCTCGATGATGCTGTCATCAAACTTAATGTCGATTTTCGCATCTTCCGCAAGCCCTTCTCCAAGGACATTCCCAAGACGGATGATGATCCGTACCAGGTCGATCAGGACCTGCTCCAAGATGATCCGGTGCTTATTCAGCCGGCGGAACATGGCCGAGTTTTCGGAGATCACTTCTGTCGCTGTCTTCACCTGGCCGTTCTCAAAGCGATAATGGTTCGGGCCGAAGCCGCACTTCGTAGACAGATAATTCAAATCATCGTTGATCGCCCTGGAGTGTTCTTCTACTCTCAGTTTCAAATCTACTTCATGTATCAGGCCTTCCCCATCGGATTTGTCCGCGTAGTCGTCAGGCAGTTTATAAAATACGGTGTCCTCCGGATCAAATGCAGCCGATCCGTCATTGTTCCGGAGCATTTCCGGAGCGACGAAGATCCGCTTCCTGCCCAGTTCGAATTCATTACTATAACTGTCATATTTCACATCCAATGCCCGGAGCACATCGATCGCGTTCGCGAATACTGCTACGCCCATCGGGTTGCTCTCGTCATCATCGGCATTGTTTACGATGTTCAGACGCTGGATGACGAACTGCGGTTCCGGCGATCCTGTCTCCATCCGCGGAACCAGCGTCTCGAACGGCTTTATCTGATGCCACTGTTCCGGTGTAAGGTCTGTCCAGCTTTCTCCGCTGGATCCACGCTCTACCACACTGTTCTCGATTACATACAGCCCGGCGCCATCTTTCTTGTGATGCTGAAGGTGTATGTATTTCTTCCTGTTCACAGTTTTCGGAAAAGCGAATATCACTTCAGAAATCCGGTCGTTTTCCCATGATACCGGGAAAATATTGCCGGCACTGACGTAATCTATGCCGATCCTGCCGCTGACCAGATTTCCATTCCCATCTGTTTCAGCGTCATGCAGGTACGGTACAAATGCAATCGTACCGCTGTATGCCATACGCTCCTGGTAATCATTTCCCATCACCCAGAAGTTGTTATCATCCAGAACGCTTACTACGTACTGCTCCGTCTCCTGGTTCGAGATCACGATCTTCAGTCTCTCGTTGATCAGGAGATCTGCAATATCCTCACACACCATCTTGGCCATCCCCAGCGTCTTCCTTCGCCTGCGGATCTTTTCTCCCTGGCCGGTATATATGCAGTACGTGGAATGCCTGGGCACATTGGAGTTATACCAGCTTTTCCACTCATTGATTTTCCGGTAAAAGGATATGTCAGCAGTTTCGATCCCTTTTGTCCGGAAATACTCAAATATCGTCATCTTCGTCCTCCAGATCCAAAGGGTGGAAAGGGTAGTTTTTCTCGAGGTAGTCGAAGTCATCCTCGTTCGGATTGGTGATATGCTGCCATTTTAATGAGCCGTATTGTATGGTCTCAATCATGGTTTCCTCCCTTCTTTTTTAGGCGATCACGTTGGTGGTCAG